TATTTAAACAGGTCGGATAGCTTGATCATCGCTTAACCAATGGAGTGACAACACCAGCAAGCACTTCAATAGCCCTATAAAGCTTGACCGCAAGTTTGGCGGTTTTTCTTAGTGCTTTGTTGTCTTTCGGTGTTGGCGTCAAGTTGACCACGATCAACGCGACGCCATGAATGGCAACTGCCAACGCAATGTAGTCAGCAAAGCGATCCATAGCTAACGCGCCCGCGGCTGTGCCTCTAGCTTAGATACCCTTTGCTCAACCCCATTCAGGCGCTTGAAGGTCTCCTGACGATCGGCACGGATGTCGCCATGGAGCACTTCCAGTTGCGTGGCGATGTGCTCCACTGCTGCAGTAAGCCGGATCACAGCATCACGCGCTTCATCGTTGCGTTTGCTGAAGCCCATTGCGCCCATCGCGGCAACGGAGATCGACGCCCCAGCAACAGCAGCGATCAGCTCGATCATGCAATTAGCTTAGCTACCTGCTAAGCTTGACCCCTAAACCCTTTTGAGGCGTTTAGGCGATCCGCAGTGGCAGGCTGCGGTGAGGCCGGCACCGCGTGAGGACCGGCCACCTGCCACCCTTTTACCATGGCACACCTGCAGCCTTGCTAGGGCTGCGCTGCTCGTCGATTTGAGCTTGCAGTGCAGCTTCGATCTCGCCAACCTTTTCGTCACCGCCAAGGGCTTCCTTGACCCAGCCGATCACGGTGTCCTCTTGGAGCTGGTTGTACGGAATGAGGTTGTCGGGGCGTGTAAAGCCGATGGAGCCGTAAGCACCGCCCGAGTAGGTACCGTCGTTGGCGTTAACGGTGTAGTGGGCAGTAAACACGAAGCCGTCGTCGGTTTCGCGCTCAAGGGTATTGATACCCCACGTAAAGGTGGTGGCCATGGTAAAAACCGTGTTCAGTAGCAGGTTAGTAGGAGTGCAACCAGTTGAGTAGGCCGGTTGCCCGCCTAGCGACGTGGACTGGCCAACTTCAAACTTGAATCAAATTAGAAGTTGACTAGAGAGTAGGACTACTAACTCAAGCGATAGGTCACAAACGTGTTTGCCGCCGTGCGCCGTGAGGCGAAGCGACCGGACGTACCTGTGGCAACTGAGCCGGAGCCGACGATGGTGTGAGCGGTGCCTGCCAACACACGCACCAAGCTGGGACCTGTGTTGATGACGCTCCACTCAAAAGTGAAGTTGTCGTAGGTGCCACTGAACCCCGCTTGGGTGTCGGTGCCAGTGGGCAGCGTCATGTCGGTTGCTGCGGCCGACGTGCTAGTGATAATGCCGGTTTTGAGGTTGGCAACAGTTAATGTTGCAGTGGCGTTGACGGCAGCAGGAGCCGGCTGGTTGTAGGCAACGACCCGGTCGTTGGTGATGCGGAGGGCTTCGGTGGGCGAGGAAGCGCCATCTAAGGTGACCGACAGCACGAGCCTGCCCGGCATGCCGTTGGTGCCGGGGGTGCCGTCTACCTCGCAGTCAATAGACGCAGCACTAATAAATTGCGTTCCGTCTGCGCCAACAAAATTAAACTGGCCCAGGCGGTTGCCATTAGCGACGACCGTAAAGTCTTTGGAGTCTGATCCACTTCTTGCCATTACAAGTCGTGGGGTTGCAGCGGCAGTTGCAGATGTTGTGAAGCGGTAAAGAGTTACCGAAGAAGTATCACCGGTAATACCATGAGCTTGAATTGAGCTGTTGACAAAAGCTGCGCTAACACCACTAGACGTGCCAACTAACAACCTGCCGGAGCTGTCGATGCGGGCGCGTTCGGCGTTATTTGTACCGAACAGCAATGAAGTATTAGTGGTTGTCCCTAAAATTGCATATGCGTCGCCCGCTCGTAAAGCAACAGTGGACGCAGTACCACCACCGCCACCTGTGTAAGAAGCAAGTAGCTGTCCAATGTTGGCACCAGAAGTATCTGTAGTCTGAGCTCTAATACTGACATTGCCAGACGTTGCTACATCTAAATTAACGCCAGGACTCGTAGTGCCAATCCCTACGTTGCCTCCGTTGGGATTAAGCAGCAGGCTGTAGTTAGTGGCGAGGTTAGTAACGTTCGTTGCCTGCAGCCATACTGGGCCAGCGGCAAGAGTGCCAACATCAAGTGTTGCCGCACCAGACGAACCAATCCGTGCAATGCCTCCAGAGCTTTGAGTGGAGCCACTTGTTGCTGGGTTAGCACCACCTCCTGCACCGATAGTGAACGGAAGCTGTGGGCTACTAGTCCCCAGACCTAGGCGGCCATCGGAAGTAAATCGAGCACGCTCGGAACCATCAACACGAATGTCAATATATGATGCGCTAGAAACATTGCCTTCATCAGCTCGAATGGAGAGTGCTCCGTTATTATTAAGGATTTCGCCGTAGGAGTTATCTGTTGTATCGCGCAGCCTTGCGATAGGCAAAGCAGAAGTTATTTCAAAATCAGAGCTTGGCGAACCTCCAATTCCTACTTGTCCAGTTGCATTAATGAACAAACGCCCAGTGCCATTAGTCGAGATGGCTACTTGGTCTGCGCCGGGGGAGTAGATGCCTGTATTCGTGTCGCCAGTGAAGGTAATCGTCGGTGCGCCAGCAGTACCCAACGGATGCTGCGCAATGCTGTCAAATGTTGCGGTGCTGGTAACGTCCAGCGTGCCAGGTAGATCAATCGAGCTGGTCCACTCAACACCAGTGCCAGCAGCGTCGGTCTGCAGCAGTTGACGAGCTGCACCATCCGCCAGTTTGCTGACGGGCAGGTCGCTGATCGTTGCAGTGCCATTGCTGGCGACCTCTACATCGCCGTTGATAATGCCGACCACTTCTCCGACCGTGGTCTTTTTGGTGCTGCTGGCGCTGACATCAACCACCGCCAGTTCATCGGCTGCCGCGGGAGGCGTAAGAGCGGTCAGCTCGGAAATTTTGATGCTGGCCATGTGTTTCGATGCTATGGATCAATGCTAAACGCTGCGCAGCACCAGTACCAGCTTAGATGAACCCTCCACCCAGGTCGGCTAAGTCACGTGTTTTTGTCACAGGTTACCTATATGTATGAAGGCATAGGAAAGACCCAGCTTGTTGGGCTGGGCCTGTTAGTTTGGTCACTGCTTCTTAGGGGATAGGGGTGGGCTGGTCAGTGGCTGCTCTGATGTTTTAGGAGCAGCTGCAATACGGCGCACGGCCTCTTGGGTGGCAGTGGTAAGAAAAAGCATGTTCGCAAGTGTTTCGTAAGACACTTTTATGCCTAGGATGGTGATCATAGTTAAGCAATCAATGCAATACGGTTTTAAGTAAAGATGTGCATACCTTCAAATTGTACCCACACTCTAGTATCAGTGAGAGGAGTGGCTCCAGCGCTATAAAGTCTAAGAATAAGGTTGCCTCCAGATACTAAAACATCTGTATAGGCGATAACACCAGGGTCATACTTCTCTAACAACGTATCTGTAACTATAGTACCGTTGTAAGCCACATTAACGCTACCGGAAAGGACATTTGTTGATACAACTCCTTGACCGATAACAAACCGAATGTTTCCGTTAAACCGAATTCCAGCTAAGCCAATGGTGATATCTGTATTACCTAATGGATTCAACGTAACTCCGGCCAATGAATAACTCCAACCAGTTGCTGCTAACCTGCCAGTAAAAAAGGAGTCAAGACCAACTGTAGTGTTAATAAAATGGCATTGCCCAATAATTCCAGTTCCCTCGACACCTTCGGTGCAGTCTACAAATGTATTACCATTAATTGTTAAGCCAGAATTATTTGGAACGTAGATGCCTTGAGTGCAATTTTTAATAATGTTTTCTGCTACTCTCGAAGTAAAAACATCAGTACCGATCTCAATACCAACTGCGAATCCTTCAATGACGTTAGAAGAAACGATTGAAAGGTCAACTGGCTCAATACCGGTGGCATCATATTGAAGTGCGATTCCGGCTCCACCTTTTGATCCTGTTCGTTTAATGGTGTTACCAGTCACCACAACTCGTGTCGGATTTTTATTCGTCCCACCGATAGAATTATCCAGTAACCTAATTGCGTCGCCCCATACTGTTTGGTTGGTCAGCTCACCTATTTCTATTACATTATCTGTAATTACCAGATTATCTGAGTCTTCTTCGGCGTGAATCGCCTCTCCAGCACTTAGACCCTTGAAGGCGTTTCCGATAATTCTGCAGTTTGTAACTGAGGCAAGCCCAACCATGTGAACAAGGCCAGTCCCGGTGCCGTATAAGCTTTCGAACGTGTTGCCTTGGATAAGAACATCGTCGTGAGTTCCAGACGGAGAGTTTGGAGACCAGTGAGAAGTTTCATTATCATAAAACCTATTCTCTACGATTTTCCACCGCCTATCTACGGATTGACTGGGATTGGTTTTAAGAAGTGTATAGTGCCAATTATGAATCAAGCATCCTCGAATAGTTACATCTGAAACTCCCGACGTTGAAGCAGACGGTAAATTTAGCATGTAAGACTGATGCGTAAGATTTGCAGCACTATTACTAGATAGCAGTTCACAGTCGATCAGACTGAATCCAGAGGTAATTCCACTGAAGATAAATAAGGTAGCAAGTTGCGTTGCTTGGAGCGTAAACCCTATTTTTAGGTCTCGGAAAACGACGTTATCGGCGCTAATGCCAAATGCGTTTAGGTATGTCGTGCTGGTGGTCCTGATATCTAAGAAGGTGTTGGATCTACTGTCGCCTGCGATTGTCGTGTTAGCGGCAGGCGTAGCCAGGGCTCCCCCCGAAGGCAGATTAACCAAGTAAGTTCCCGGAGGAAAATACAAAGTTTTCCCACCTGCTGCAGTGATCGCAGCCTGGATAGCTGCTAGATCATTTGCAACACCATCTCCAACCGCCCCAAAGTCTTTAACACTTACCACATCTTGCAGCTTTGATTGAACGGTGCGCTGCACAGCACCGGTACCGGCTTGAGTAAATCGCACACCAGCAGCGGTGCCAGTCGTGGTATTTTGAAACTTGCGGATATTGCCGTTCGCGTCTTTCGTGTAAAGCTCAGCGTCCGCTGCATTGATCGCAATCTCGCCCACATCAATATCACCCGCCGTAGGTGGAGTGCCGGATACGGTGCTGTTCTTGTGGGTGATTTTATAGGTCATGGCAACGATCCCTTATGGCTAGCAGTCTAGCCTTCGCGCAACTGCACCTCGCGCACGGTCACAAAGTTTGCCGAACCAGTAATCACATCTGTGGCGCGAACACTGACAGCGCTACTCGTCAGCATAATTTGCGCTTTGTAGTACAAGTCGCCAGGCAAAAGCATTCCGGTATAGCTAGTGCGGTCTTGCACGTCACTGTCAATCATCCAGAATTCAGCCTCCGCCTCATATTGCTCGTTAGTGTTCAGCAGCAAGCGCAGCACGTTGCTTGTACCGAGCGTTGCCAGTGCGGTTGAATCAAGGGTGAAAGCGGCAGGGGCCGGCGTTACCTCGGCATTGTCGTAGGCAGTGGTTCCAGCGCTGCTGCCACTCACTGCAGCATTGTTGTAAGTAATGTTTTCTTCAACGCCAAAAAACACATAGGCGTTGGCGTATTCGCTGCGACTGACGATTGCGGTGTTGCGAGTGTCACGTTCCTCGCGCTCAATAAAGAAATCAAACGTACCGCCGCCTTGCACCAGCGACTTAACGCCATCAAAGAATTGATCACCCAATCCGGTTGTGTCAATCTCGCTGGCGTTGAGGTTCAAACTCCAGCTTTGCAGGCAAGCCTCTAGCTTCCATTCGTTGACAAGGCGCAGTTCAATTTGACCAGAAGGATCTAACGCAAAGTCGGATTGATCGATGTCTTCTCGTGTCGCATTATTAGCGCCCTCTAGCGCTGCTGCTCGCGTGCGATAAAACGACAATCGATTTAGCGCATCAACGTGTACGTACAAGCGGTTGCGATATGGCGTGATATCTGCGTCCGACTGCACGGCAAACACATTGCCGTCTTCTGTTGTCAGTACATCATTATTTTCAGTCGATAACCAACGAAATGGGCGCAACAGTCCGGCAGGGTATGCCGTGCCGTAACCGACCATCTCGGCATAGTCTTGGTAGTCAAAGATATTGGCGTAGCTTGGAATCAGCGGATCGCTGTACAGATTTGCGTTTGGCCAATTATTTGTGCTTGCAACCTCGACAAGATCGCCACTGCGGAATCCTGGCGTTGTCAACGAAATGATGTTTTTGTCTTGGTTCAGCGCAGTAACGTTCACCGCAACTGGCGCTGGCGCCGAGCGGCTTAAAACGATTTTGCCGTTAGTACCAAGAACTGCCATGGCTAGCTAGGCGCACCAGTGAACTGGAATGCCACATTGGTGCTGGTCACGTCGCCGACAGAGACGGACGTGCCGACTTGCGTGATGAACACGCTGCCGGCCAGTGTTTGCCCATTGCCAACAGTAAGTGTCACCGCAATCGGCGTCTCACGCGAGCTAGCGGTGTTCAGCACATTTGCAATCAAATTGCTTTTGATTTCGGCCTCATAGATGAACGTCGCATTACCTGTTGCTCCAATCAGGCCAGGCGTATATGTGCGACTGTAATTACCAAGGTTCGTAGTCTCAAGCGCATCACGCGAGATGTCCACCGTGGCGTTACGCACCACTCCGGTGTACCCGTTAATGGTGAAACTGCCGTTAGCGCCTGTGTATGCCATGACTACAGTCTAAGCTCAGCCACCAGCGCCACACGCACATTACTGCGCCCAGGACTGCCGGAACTTTCAATACTGGGCGGCTCCTCAGCAAAAAACCACTTCAGCCCTGCGCCTGTGGCGCTGCCATCAAGCCATGTTGTCAACGTAGAGGATGCGCCGCTAAACAATGCCGCGGGCAGCGTCAGATCAGTTGTGGCACCTTTGGCTGAGTTGTATGCCTGCGCAATAGCGGCCGCATTGTCGTCGGTGATGTTGTCAAAGCCGAGGCTGAGTTGCGCTTGCGATGGGCGGCTGCCCCATAGCCGGCGCGTTGTGACGCCAGATTGTGACGTGATGCCGCTTGTCGGCCATCGCGGTGCCGTAAAGCTGCGGCTGGTTGGCGTGATGCTTGGAAATGCGACAGCCATCACTCAATCACCCAGTTGCCGGCAGTATCAAAGCCGTTTGCCAGCTCCAAAACACCTGAGGCGTTGGTTGGCATGTGAACCGCTTCAATGTTAAACGTGCCTTCCTCGTCTGGCGTAATTCGCTCGATCTGGTAGGTACGCACCTGCGTGCTGGGCAGCTTGACGGTGAACACCACGCCAACCGGAGTGGCTACGGTGCCACCGCCGCTTACGGTCAACGTTGCATCGGCTGGCGGCGTGCCTTCTGTGCCATCCCATGCGATCACGTTGTAGGCGCCATCGGCCAGAGGCTTGGTGCTGACCAGTGCGCCATCAGCGGTGACAACGCCATTGTTGAACTCGTCGTACTGCGTTTCGTCCATTGCCACGCGAATGTAGTCGCTAGGCCCAAGCTTGGCTAGTGCGCCTTCATGGGTTGTGCGGAAGCTGATTGCGTGCGTTGGAATGCGGCGCATCCGGATGATGAACTTGGCGGCATCAATCGCGTGCGCGCGACTAGTGACGTAATCGCTGAGATCGAGCGATTCGACTGGATCGGTTGCGCTGCCGATTGCCTCACGCACCAGCACTTCGCGTTCAGTCGGGAAAATGCCGGGATTGGTCAGATCAGTACTGGCGCGCTCTTCGCGGTAGCGCACACTGACTTGGATTGGCTCGCGCTCCTCAGGTTCGAGGTATTGCAGCTTGAAGCTGCCCTCAACGATATTGCCGGCAGTGAACAAGCCTTTAATCGGCACTGCCGTGAACTGTAGGGCCGGGCGGAGATAAAACTTGCCATCACTTTCACCGAATACCAGTAGATGCGCGGCTGCGGTGTCTGCTGCCCACTGGCGCAGGTTGACGCGATCGGCTTGCACGCCATCGAAAAAGTATTTGCGGTCGTAGCACCAATCCGCTGCCGTTTCAAATGCGTCAAGGTCGATCATCTCATCGGTGATCAGATCGCCAGCGCCATAGGTGGCATTGGTCATCAGATCCAGCAGCACATCCGGGAATAGGTGCGTGGCGCCGACCGCAAGACTGTTCCGCAGGCGCCGACAGGTTTTGCCGCCGGTTACATAGCAACTGAACTGCCCGAACTGCTGCCATTCAACCGAACTCATCACGTTGATGCCGACTAAGGCGAGGTCGTCGTAGACCGGGGCCGTGGCATTCGGCACGATCTCGTTGATGTACACCACCTCGTGCTCGGGTCCACTGCCGGCGCTGCTTTGGGCCTCTTCATAAACGAAGGCTTCCGCAAGCTTGCCCCATGTGTCGAGGTAACTGCGATCTGCTGCGCTGCCGTAATTGCTTGGATCCAGTTCGGGGATGCCTTTGCCTCCGCCGCGCACTGCGGCAATGGCAAACTGCTCGGCTGTGCGCGGAACTGATTCACCATTGAAGGCAACGGCGACCGAACCATCAGTCACTATCTGCCGGGTGCTCAGTCGTGCATCTAGGACGTAGAGGGTATTAATGCCAGTGCCCGCGCGCACCTCAAAACCAGATAGCGGTTCAATGTTGAACTCCCACTGCTTCAACGATGGCATGTTCAGCTGCACGTAGTTGAACACGTTCTGCTGTGTTGCGCCGCGGATGCCATAAGTGTTGCTCAAGATCGTGAATGCACCGCCGCTACCGGCTTCGCGGTAACCGATCTTGAAAAAGCTGTAGCGCTCCTCTGTGGTGGTGATCGTGTTGCTTTGGAACACGTCCACTTTGAGAGTGGAACCGCGCTCGATGATGTCATCTTTGCGGCTAATGCAGGCACGATCATCAGCTTGGGTAAAGCTGATCGAATCCTTAAGATTGCAGAATCCGTTGATACGAATGCCAATGCGCGAGCGGATGCCAAACTCAACCGCTTGACATGGGCGTGTGGTTGAAACGCTTGCGATGGCGCAACGCAAGATATGGCCATCGGGCGCTGTGGCGACGTTGCGCAGTTCATAGCTGCCCGCTAGGTAGTCATCACCATCACGCTCAATGTTGGCTTGCGTATTGAGCGTGACTGATCCAGTGCGCACAGTCGTAAACACCGCAGTGATTTCAGTGCCGCTGCCGCTAGATATATCGGCTTCTGAGACAAACACGTCATCGGTGCGGCTAGTGCAGATTGCAAGTGCTGAGCCGACTTTGTAAAGCTCGCCTGGGATGATCGCATCGTCCCATGTCTTTTGGCGGCCTGCAACGGTGCCAGCTACATCTGCGCACTTTTCGATATGAATTTGCGTGGCGTCAAACTTTAGGTTTTTGGTGACAGTGATAGTGCCATTGCCAGTTACGCTGGTGCCGTCTTGAATTCTGAAGACTGGCGTTTGGTTATTGTTGACCGCATCAATATCAATGTCACCTCCGCCGCCGCTAGCGCTAACGCTAGTCACAACAGTTACACCATCTACAACTGCCGTGGTTGTACTGAGGCTGACATTGCTCAATGTTGCACGTTTTATTTTTTGAGTTGCTTTTGTGCGGACCCGGATCTTGACGGTGTACTTGCAGACCGCTTCGTCGTCATCGTCCGTGATCGCTGGGTTGGTGAAGGTAACGCGGAACTTACTTGCTTTCAATACTTCAATATCTGTGTCGATATTATCGCTGTCGTCGTAAACACCAAGTCCAGTTGTATCAAAAGTAAAAGTTGCGTTCAAGGTGCCAATGCCCTCAGAGTCGATTGTTACGCTGTTGACAGTTGCACTCAGTCGGCTTTTTAGATCTGAAACTGATTCATCGTCGTATTCGTAAACCCACTTTGCGCGGCTGTCTTGACTTGCTGGTTTGTTGTAACCAGCAGCGCCTTCTTTTGTGATCTGCTCTTTGCTGACGCTCCATGCTGCGGTGTTGGTCAGCGTGCGTAGATCGCGGCTGAACTCCGTGTCCTTGTCGCTGCTGGGATAGAGCTTGTAGGTAATCGTGCTGCCGACACTGCCGACACTGCCGCTAACCAATCCGCTGCGGCTGCTGAAGTAGGTCTGCGCCTTCTTGCGTTGTGCCCACGCAACATCATCGATCTTGCACTTCACCTGCGCATCGCCATCTTCGCCTTCAGGCACCAACTGCGCTTGTACACGCGGGCGAATCACTGGATTGACCTTGAATCCGAAGTCATTACCGATGAGCGTGTAGACGCCGAAGATCGTCTGATTGTTCGGCCTGGTGGCGCTGCTGAAGTCTGCCGCCCAGCTGCTGCCACGGCGCACCATAAACACATCAGATCCGCCTGCGTTTTGCGCGTTGCCCGCATCGGCGTTAGCAGCACGGCCGAAAATCCGATCACCGGATGCAATGCGTGTGGTTAGGCCACTACCCACGCGGCCATAAACGGTGAGCCTGCTTCCGGCGCTGTTGGCTGTGCTGTTGCCAAAGTCGTAGCTAGCCAACGTGTTGCCACCAGCCGCAAAGTTTTTGGCATCAATGCCACCGATCGGACCCTCGCCAATCATAAAGATCGCACGCAGCAGTTGGCTACCGCCGAGGCTATAGATCTGGCTCCACAACATTGGCGTTGAGACACGCACGCCGCCATAGGTGGTGCCGCTGATCGCCTCACGCAGCGCATACACCAGTGGGATGGTGCTGCCCAATGTGGTGATGTCCTGAGTGCTGTCGAAGCCGTAGCGCGGGGTATAGCGCTGGTTATTGGTGATCGGCGC